CAGGATTTAATATGGAATATAAGAAATCTTAGGTTTAGGAGATATATGTTTTCTAGATCAAGAGGACGTCTTATAAATCATTATTAATTTAATTTTTTTTACTTATTTATATACTAAATGAATATTTCGAACATGCAAATGGATGATGATGATCTTATTGCATCGGTATACGATATTGGATTTCAGAAACCATCGTTTCTCATAAACTTTAATAGATTTATGCAACAAAATAAGTATGGGGTAGGTCCGACAATCTATGGGAGAACAATGTTATACTCAAAATCTGGAAGTGTACCACTTCTAAATAACTATGTTGAGGGTTGGTATTACCATATGACGTATGAGTTTATTCATTTTGGATGGCCAAGAAGAGGATATAATGAAAAATTTGAGTTTCAATCTGCATTTATTTACGGACCCGGAAACATTCCTAAATGGCTATTACAAGATGTTGTAGACGAGATTCTTAAAAAAGTTACAGATGTCACAGAAATTTGGCTATGTAGTATAAATAATTTTCAGAATACGGCAATTGTTGTTGTTAACAAAGACGGTTTTTACGACATTTTTGCAAACTCAAACGATGATGAGTTGGATGATTCTGATAAGTGTATACTTCATAGACTCAAAGTTATTAAAAAGAAATATACTCATAGTTCGGAAAGAACCATAAGATGTATAAAGATTGTAGAAGAAGGTCAATATAAAATGAATTTGCATCCTGAGGATTTTGAGGTTCTGACTGAACGGAATCCTAATCCAACAGATATTGACAGTACAATGTTATATTTTGCATTTCCTAATCCAACAGATGTTGGATGTGCAATGTTATATTTTTATAATCCTCCAGTCCATAACTCGGGTAAATTTGAATCAAACGGAGTTATTTCATACTCTCTAAAGCGTGCATCACTTATAAGAGGTACACCTCTAGTTCTAACACGCTTTCTTATTCGTGCAAATGATGATAGTAGACAATATGGCTTATCTCGATCAAATCCTATATTAAAAAGGCTGTACTTTGCATTTGCGAAGCGTCGTTGGCTTACTTTTCTTAATGCAACAAGAACAATAGCTGAAAATGCAGCTCATCCTGAATCAATCGGATTTGCTGGTTCAATGGGTCGTTTTAAGGGAATAAGTAATCAAGATCCTTTTTCTTCTTATAATGATTGTATGGAATATAAATCTAATAGGCATTTGTTGCGTTTTGCACAAGAATTTAACAAAGCAAAAGGGCTTCCTCCACCTGAAATTGGTGATGACGACGAGTGGAGATCACGCATTTGTACAGATTTGAGTAGAAAAAATCTTCATACGGAAGAAGAATTTTTACATAAAAATGCTGATTCTTTCTCTTCTGGAACAATAAAAAAACCAATAACAAATAATTTGAAAGAAAGACTACAAAAACGGGAAAAAGATCGTATGCGAAAACAGAGAATATATAATCATTTAGAAAAAGGAAAATCAGTATTGGTACTTTGTCAACGTAAAGAGAGTCTTAATGATAAGTCTATAAAAGAATCTGTAATTCCAAAACTAGAATATATTATTGAAGATTTTTTAAAAATATCTGATACTGAAAATATTGATATAAAATACATGGTTAATCTTGAGAATCCTGATAATGATAAATCTGATTTTAATATGATTTTAGATAAATCTGACTCTAACGCAAACGAGTTTATCAAAAATCATAAAGATTTTTATGATCTTATTGTGTTACAAACGTGTCCGGATACTATCATGGATTTAGAATTTATAAATTATATATTAAAAAATAAAGGATATATACTAATAACTAAAGTTGATTATAATGGAGACATTAGTATGCTTGAAACTTCAGAGTATAATAGTACAATAAAAAAGTATACTGATTTTGGTTTTACTAACATTCCTGACGACAATTTTATTATATTTAAAAAAGAATAAATAAGACGATTGTAATAATAATTAAATTATATAATTTAATTATTCTTAAACCAAACTTTTTAGATCACTGCGGTTTTTAAATGGCACTAATTATTTATAGATTTTCGGTGACCTATGTTTTGTTGAACGTTTCTTCTCCAATCTCGTTAATTTTTTCTTGTCATATGCGTATGCAAAGTATTTTTGATAATGAACTATCTTCTCTTTCAGTTGGATCAGAAGAAAGTATTTTAACATTAATCTTTTTATAATTTAGTTGATAGTTAAATATTATCTACTTCTTCTTTATTTATTTTCTTTTGTTGAATTTTTACACCTGCTTCATGAATCTTTGAACCTAAATGCCTCTTCATATAATTACTTCTAACTTTATGACCACAACTACAAGTAATTTTTAGCACTTCTTGGCTAGGATTTTCTGCCAACTTGTTTTCAAGTGATAAACGATGAATTTCAGTTCTTTTGTGTTTTGCCATATAGTTTCTTTGTAGTATAACGCCACATTCACACAATATCTTTTCAGACTGATATGCAAGTATTTTGTACTTATTTTCTACATATCTTTCTTTCGTTTTTTCAAGAACTATCTCTTTATTTTCAATATAATATTCTTTCGCTCTTTCGAGAACGGATTGTTTATTTTTTTCATAGTATTCTTTTTTGTATTCTTTGAATTTTTCCGTATGTTCTTCATAATATTTTCTACTATTTTCATTGATCTCATCACTATGTTCTTCTCTATATTTTGCACTTATATCATTATGTTCATCTTTATGTTCTTCATAATATTTTTTACTATATGCATTCAACGCATCTTTATGTTCATCATAATATTTTTTACGGTATTCAGGTTGGTAATCTGGATTATCCTCATAATATTCACACCTCGCATTCATTTTTCTTTGTTTAATTTCATCTTCAGTTAAATCTTTTTCAATATCAACTGATTCATCCACGTCACTAAAAGCATCAACAAATAAATCGACCACATTTGTAAATAATGAAATATCTTCATTTTCAGGAAGAATAAACCTATCACGATTGGCTACTTGTCTGTACCTATCAAGTTTGGTCAAAACGCATTTTTCAATATGATTCATCTGTTTTGCACTGTTACAAGATCTATAATAAATTATTTTAGTATCGTGAGTTTTATTATAACTCGATAATCTACAATCAAGATCGATTGCTTTTCCAATAATATACAGTCTTTCCTTCTTGTGATGTTCATCTTGAACAAGATACACACAATTTCTATCCTCACATTTACGAATCTTCTGTTTCTGGATGACCTTATTTTGTAAATTTTTAATTTCTTTATTCTTTTCAATATGTGCCTCTGTCAAAAAATTATTTTCTTCTTTCAATTCAAGTTTCTCTTCTGTTAATAACTTTATCTGCTCATATAATTTATTCTCTAATTCTTCTGATGATTTCTCCTTGCCTAATTCTACTTTACCATAAACTAATAACTCTCTAGTCCAACGAGATACTTGCAAAGCAAAATATGGGTCTGCCCACTGTGCTATTTGGATAGCGATATCTGGATGAGCAAATGTATGTTGTGTTTTTCCTACTCTGGTAGAGTTTAAAAGTTGACTAGGGGAAATTCCCCCCAGTGAAAAATATGCATTCAATATGTCAACGGATGATTTATTTTTTTTCCATTCTTTAATATCTTTTCCACCAGCTTTACATAATAAAGTAACGTTTACATAACCATCTTCTCTCATTTGTATAGTCATACAAGAGTTATCTGGTAGATTCAAATTACAATTAAACAATCCATCAGACATCTTTACCAAATTAGTTTTTTCATCTTTTATAATCTTATTTTCTTCTTCTAATTTATTCTTTTGAACAATCATTTCTTTTGGTTGTTTAACCTCTTCTTGACTTTCTTCTTCTAGTTTATTCTTTTCGTCTAATATCTTTTGATATTTATATTCTCCTGTGTTTCTAATAGATGGTAATATCTCTTCGCACACAAAATCTTGAAATGGTTTTGCAATTGGTTTATTACATCGCATAATAATTTTGTATAAACCTGCTTCATTAACAACACAAGAAGTTTGAAAATTACTAGAATTACCGCTTTTCAGAGAAGCTGAAGACTTCCAGTGTTCAGGAATATTTTTTAATACCTCCGTTACATTACTTAAACCTAATATTTTACATATATCTTTAACAACAAACATAGGTGTTTTAGGTGTACCTAATACTCTGATATTTTCATCATTAAAAGATAAACTCTTATCAATTGAGTTTATTAATTCAGTCATTTTATAATAGAATCCAAGCTTTAAACAAGTATTATAAATTTAAATCAGTGATAATTATTTTTAGTACTGCTAATTCAAGTTTTTAGTTAAAGCATTCCATATTATTTTTTTTGTTATATTTTTATTCTATTCAATAAATTTTAGTTTAGGTGTAAAAAGTTCCGTAAGTTCATTCAGCAAATTACGTCTAACTTTATATCTGAACTTATATTGTTCCAACACGAATTCAACAACCCCTGGAAATGCAACCGACAGTACTTGATCCAATGGATTCGCTAAAGCTTTCAAATAGTAAAAATAATCTATTTTTATAGCATATTTATGTTTTGCATAATATTCTGCACATTCGACTTTTTCATATTGTTTGGCAGTATGTCTTTCTGGATCAGTTATTAAATACTCTAAACGACTTCCAGCGTCTACTCTTTGACCTCTCCGTTGCATACGTTCGGCAAGCTGTACTTGTGCTGGCAAAGAAAGAAGATAGTATTCTTCTTCGTTTTCTGCACCTTTTTGCTTTAGTTGTTCTTCTCTTTCAGTTGGATCAGAAGAAAGTATTTTAACAGTATAATCACCAACTTTAGCTTTTCTAACTCCTTTTTCATTTGTAAAAGCTTCGCCTTGAAAACCTCCGGAATTTCCCACCGCTTTAGTAACTACAAAATCTGAGTGTGGATTACAACCAGAAAACATTTTATTGATTTGTTCTAGTACCCAGTATAAAACTAAATCTCTTGGAGTTTTATCAGCAATTCTATTAATAACTCCTTCATATACTACTCTGACAAAATTACTGTTATCACGTCTTGCTAACAAGACTCCTTTTTTTCCAATGCTATCTGAATAAACTAATTTATTTCCTTTTTTTTCAACCTTTCTATACATATATCTTTTCTTGGTCAAAATGAAGAAGAACGGATAGAGTTGATCTTCAAACTCTAATTTTATAGGAGGCGGGAACAACTTTGACAATTCATCAGCGACAAATTCAGAATACTTCCATAATTCTTCATCCGTTTTATCTTTCATTAAAGGGAAATTAATGTAATTACTATCAGTGTCTCCATACACTAACTCTCCTCCAAATTTTTTTACAATTGTATCTGCTGTAATTTCAATATTTTTACGACCCATATAAGTTGTGCACATTGCACCAGGCATAAAAGGAAGATAACCTCTTCTTACTCCCATTGCACCATACATACTATTAGCAGACACTTTATACGCTAATTGGCGTTTATCTAATACATTAAGCAAACTATTCAAAGATTCAATTTCTTTGATGTTATCTCCATCACAAGATTCTAGTTGTCTAATTTTTTTCTTAACATTAACCATATCAACAGTTCTAGTATGAGAACGAGCATCTAAAAGATTTTGAATAATAGTTGGTAAAACCCCGCGAGGTTCTTTCAAAAACCGGTAATATCTTTTTGCACACATAGGAAATTTAGGCTTACTTTTGTTTAAATCTGAACGTTCTTTAACATATGGTTTAAGAGCATCTACAAGAATTTGTATTTCATCACCTAATTCTTTCTTCCTAAACTTGTCGGTTGTTTTATTTTTTTTATCTCTAAGTTTTTTAATATCTGCTTGTTCTTTTTCTATTAATTTACTCAACTCCATTTTTCTAATAACTTTTGGATCGTGTTCACATCCAATATGATCTTCCCAATGCATTATATGACATTTATTATCTGGAATATCTGATTCATCAGATACCCAAGTATGATAATCAATATTATAAGCAATAATCGTAGTTGGATACAGAGAAGCAAAATCAAAAGGGATAACCTGATTATATTGACCTGGTACTGGCGGAAATACATGAGCACCTACATATCTCTCTGCTTCTGATACTTGATAACCATCCTTTTCAACAACAATGTTTTCGTACATACAATATTTATAAAGTTGACTATACACTTTTATCTGCTGTCCTTGAGTATACAATGTAAAAATAGGTACACAACAAGTTTTTGCCATTTCTGTAAGACTTGTCCAAGTTTGTAGCTTGTCCATAAGCATCACAGTTAGCATACTATCTTGTACACAATTATGTACAACTAGTCCTTCTGCCATATATGAATGTGTGTCCTTCACTTCTATATCATAAACTTGTTTTTTACCTACTTCTTTTATTCCAATAACAGACAATGAAAATACAGGTAATGTTGTTTGTTCTTTACTCATTGAATATGTATGCATTTTATCTGTTTTTTCAAATATACATTTAGCACCAATTATATCTACAAATTTAGTAGCATTAGGAAATTGTCTACTGACTTGATCAGGTCTTCCATCTAAATATCCCTTTTTAACCCATTTTTTTATAGTTCCATATTTTGGCATATATTCTGGTGTTTTTATTGTTTCCATTGCTTTATTATAAGCTTTTTGTACAGACATTCCTGTATTAACTAAAACCATAACAGACTCGTATAAATTTTTTCGAGTAACATATGCTTTATCTCTAATTCTATAATGCATAATGGCAACCGATGCTCTTAACGTTTTGTGATAACAATATCTATAACCTATAGTAGTTACAAATGTTTCTAAACTACTTTGCGGTATGGTTAATCGCCCAATAAATAATGATTTAACTTCCGTAACTCTTTCACTGATTCTATAATGTGATGATATATTAAATTTAGACAAACATTCAACAATAATATTCATATAATTTACTATATTTTCTCGCAAATTTCGAGATTGTGTAAATCCTATTGTTGTAAATTTATTTTCTTTTGTTAGAGATGGACACCACCCATCTCCTCCAAATAAGCCTCCTAAAAATTCTTTGATAGAATTATCATTCCACAATGTCATATCAGGAAGACCATGATTTCCATTTGTTCGATTACCACACTCTATTCCACTAATTTTTTTAATCTTATTAGCTAATGATGAAGGAATATTAATTATATAACAATTTTTATCTTTTCTAATATTTGGTAATACTCCGCATAGTGTTTCTATATCTTTTGCTAAAATAGTAGCATCCATTAAATTTCCAATATATGCACCACATTGATCTTTTCCAATATGACCATCTGTAGACAAATATCCAAGTATTCTACTTAATATCATATCTTTAGTATCAATACCAATGCTAGGTAAAATAACTCCTACTTTAATTCTTATACCAAGAGAATCTTCCGATTTGATCCATTCTCCTTTTTCATTGGCGATCAAATGATCCGGTGTACATGTTATTTTTCTACCATCTTCAAGTTCTAATTCAATACATTCTTGAACACCGTTATTAAAAAATTTAAGTTGCTCTGAAATTCCAATAGTATCTGTTTTTTCATTCCAAGAAAGAAGTTGGTTATTTCCATTTACCATTTGTTCAATTGAAATAGTACCATGAACTAAACTGATTTGAGTTCCTTCGCCGTAGCAGTAGCGGCCACAAATCGCCATAGCTTTTTGTGCCATTTTACTATATTCACCATCTTTATTCTTTGTTACACCAATCCTATAACATTTGAATATTCCTTTTACACTGAGTGGATCTTTTGTTTCTCCAATAAAGTGCTCTGCAATTGTTTTTAGCTTGTAATTGCTAAATTTGAAATCTCTCTTTACTAAAGGTAAAAGGTCTACATATACTCGACCTTCCGCATCAAGAAATTGAAATTCTTGATTCTTATATGCAGAAGATGACCATTTAATTGTTTTTTCACGTGCGTGTGCGTATTTATGAAATCCTTGTTTATCAAAATCAAAAATACACATATGAAATTTTGCTCTATCAATCATATAAGGAATATCAAAACCTAATATGTTATAACCAACAATAAGATTTGGATTTTCTTCTCTAATAAATTTAGTAAAACCTATTAAAAGATCTGCTTCTGTATCATACATATAAATGAGTACGTCTTCTCCAACAATATTCTGATCTGGTTGTCCTAAAGTAAGTAAGTATTTTTCATAATTTTCTTGATTATCTCCATATCTTGATATTACACAAGAAATTTGAAATACTTTGTCACCTTGTTTATTTGGATTAGGCATAGCTGATGGATTTGAAGAATTAACCTCAATATCAAAACCCATAATTTTTGGACAAGGAACTTTGTCGCTAATTATTGGAAATAAATGTTTCCATTTTACTTTAAACTCATAATCACAAATTGTTAATTTTTCACCTTCTTGTTGAGCTTTACCGTGAAACTCTATCCATCCTGCCGTAGAAATTTGTCTGCAACAAGTCAGTTGTAAAATAGGATCTGCATCCGATTCGTGCATTTTTAATTTAATCATTCCTATTCCAACCACGTTTAAAGAACTTCTCAATTTGAAACCAAGCGTTTTTATATCTTTTCTCGCAGAAAAAGAACAAAACAAGAAGGGAAAAAGTTTTGTCGAGCCATTTGATTCAACATGAGCACCATATAATTTCTTTTTCATCATTAACATTTTTTTTAAAGGTTTTTGCCTATCTAACAACTCGTCTATCTTATTTCCAACAAGTTGTGCATTTCCAGCATTCCAACGTATTTTATCTGGAAGTTCAATATAAACATAAGGCGTAAAATTGTCAACTCGAAGACATACATTTGCGTTATTTTCGTCGATCCCGTATATTCTTATGGAAGTAATTTCTTCTTCTTCATCATCTATATGCCAACTATAAGGAAAAATTTTACCAGTCTGCATTGTTATTTGTTAATTTACTATTTTGCTTTTTAAAACCAATTTTAGTTTTTAGTATTTTTACTTTTATTTAAAATTATATCATAAGAATGAAAGATCAATTGAAAATTATAGAACAAGTTAAACCAAACTTGTTAAATAAACTCGTATTATGTAAAAATTCTCAATCACACTACTCATACGGTGTATACTTATGTGCAAATAAAAAATCTACACGAAATGAGCGTATTTTTAATTTATTTCTCTTTTTAGACGCCACACGATAAAATGTGTTTATATTCTTACTATAACGAAAATTAAAAATGATAAAATATTATTGTATATAATGTTTAATCTAAACAGTTAATACGCATTTAATTAAATGAGGTGTTCAAAAAGGAGTCTTGATTGTATCGCTTCAAATACTAGGTCTAAAAAACAAAAACTTTGTAATGATATTGCCTTGCAAGAAGAACAACCAGTTTTAGATATGGTTTCAGCAAGTCATTTATATAATTATATGATTAATGACTCTCTGGTAGATTGGTTAAAGCTTGGTAATTGTCGTGGTGTTCAAAAATCTTTATCAATTCATTCTTCTTATGGTTTTACAGAATTTATTATGAACAAAGGTGTAGAATTTGAAACTGAGTTAATAAAGTATATTAATCAAAACAAAATCCCTGTTGTAAGTGTTTCAGAATATATTACAGATGAATCTTTGCTTAAAACTAAAAATCTTATGTTTTCAGGAACACCTCTTATTCATTCGGCACCAGTAAGAAACAATCTAAATTGTACTCAAGGAGTTATTGATATTTTAATACGTAGTGATTTTTTAGAGAAATTAGTAGATAATATTTGTTTATCACAAGATGAAATTGTAACTTCAGCACCAAATCTTAAAAAGCCATATCATTATGTAGTGATAGATATTAAGTTTTCAACGTTACCTCTAAGAGCAGATGGAATACATCTTTTAAATTCTGGAAGTTACCCAGCTTACAAATCACAGTGTTTAGTGTACACTGAAGCAGTTGGTTTAATTCAAGGATTTACAGCTCCATATTCTTTTATTATGGGACGAAGATGGAAATGTAATAAAAAAGGATCTGAAAATTACAATAAAACATGTCTAAATCGTTTAGGTAAAATTTCTTATAATTCTGTTGATTTAGACTATAAAAATCGCACTAAAGAAGCAATTCAATGGGTTAGAGACGTAAGACAATTCGGTCATACTTGGAGTATAAATCCCCCATCTAGAATTGAATTATATCCAAATATGTGTGTTGATTCTGGAAAATGGAATACTGAAAAAGAAAAAATATCAAATATGATAGGGGAAATTACTAATATTTGGTATGTTGGTGTAAAACAAAGAAATATTGCAATTAAGAAGGGAATTAAGACTTGGCGTGATAACAGATGTTCTAGTGAAAAAATGAATATATCTGGAGTTAGGGGACATACAATAGATGCTATTTTAAATATTAATAGGCAAAATTCTGATAAAATTAGACCAGCAGTAATAAAAAGCACTTTATATAATTGGAAAACAGAAAGTAATGAATTATATGTTGACTTTGAAACAATGAGTGATATTTTTTCTGATTTTTCGTCGCTTCCTGAACAATCAAAAACAGACATAATTTTTATGATTGGTGCTGGATGGTGTGAGAAAGGGCACTGGAAATATAAAAATTTTATTTGCTCTAAACCAACGCATGAAGAAGAATATCGAATTATGAATGAATTTTCTCAATTTGTTATTGATCGTGGTAATCCTAAAATATACTATTGGCACGCAGAATCAAGTTTTTGGAATTCTGCAGAATGTAGACAATTTGAATTTGCGAATCAAAGTGGTGATACAAAAAAGAAAAATAATATAACTAGCTCTTGGAAACTAAAAAATTGGGCAGATTTATGTAAACTTTTTCGTGAAGAACCAATAGTGATTAAAGATTGTTTTAAGTATGGTTTAAAAGCTATAGCTGGCGCTATGAGAAAACATAATATGATTTCTACTTATAATAATAGTAATTGTGAAAATGGTGCTAATGCTATGATTTTTGCTTGGAAAACGTATTCAGAATCTGAAAATCCAGAAAATTCTGATGTAATGAAAGACATTATTACATACAATGAGTTTGATTGCAAAGTACTTTGGGAAATATTAACTTTTTTACGAATTAATCATTAATTCTTTTTAATCTTAGATTTATATTTGTGTTAAAATGTAAATCTTTACTTAGAGTAAAATGAGAATAGAGATCGATAAAGAAAATCCGATTTCAATGGCATATAATAGTATAATTATATCGTTTGTTATTTTTGTAGGACTTTTTTATTTGTTTACACCAAGTTGGGTTCAGGTAGTAAATCAAATTACAGGAAAACTTTCAATATCTTGGTCCTTAATATTATGTTATTCAATAACATTTTCATTTGTTTTTGCTATTTTTGTCTTTATGATTATTTTAAACAAAAGAAAAGAATCCGAAAATATAGGATATGAAATAGAATTAAAACCAAGTGTATTTATAGGAAATTAAATAATAACTTTAAATTTTACTTTGGTTTAAACAAGACAAAAGTAAATGCAAAAATGAGTAATCCAGCGACTATCGAAATTCAAGAACTTGATCCTGAAATTATTCCTCCTTTAACTCATAAAATAAATGACCCTGAATATAATGGAGGATCTAAAATTGTTGTAATAGGAAAACCAGGTACAGGAAAAAGTACTCTTATTACGGGCCTTTTATATTCAAAAAAACATATCTTTCCAATTGGAATGGCTATGAGTGGATCTGAAGATACAAATCATGCCTTTTCTGAATTTATGCCAAGTACTTTTGTCTATAATGAATATGATGAAGAAAAAATTAAAGATTTTGTAAAACGACAAAAATTAGCTCGACAACATCTTGAAAATTCTTGGGGTGTTATTATTCTTGACGATTGCACAGATGATCCCAAAGTTTTTAGTAAACCATTACAAAATGCATTGTTTAAAAAGGGTCGTCATTGGAAAATGTTTTATCTTCTTTCTTTACAGTATGCTATGGATATTAAACCTGCTATTCGAACAAATATTGACGGTATTTTTATTCTTCGTGAACCAATTGAGTCAAATCGTGAAAAAATATATCGTAATTATGCCTCAATTATTCCAACATATGAACTTTTTTGCGATCTTATGGATCAATTAACCGAAGATTATCATTCTATTTATATTCATAATGCTACTCGTAGCAATAGATGGCAGGATTGCGTATTTTACTGGAAAGCACCAAAAATACCAAAAGGATGGAAATTTGGATGTCCCGAATATTGGGATTTTCATAATGCTAGATACAATACTGAATATACAGATCCTATTGGCTTTTAAAACTATTTTTTTACATTAAGAAGCTCTGCGTTTATTTTTGCAGCTTCTGTGTATTTACCTTGATCCCATAAAATTTTGGCAACTTTAGACACAATTTTTTCTGATTTAGATTTTGTGTTGATTTTAAATGTACGTCTTACTCTCTCAATAATAGGATTCAAGATAAAATGCACAAAAGAAATTTGTTTATTAAAAAATTCAGAACTTTTAGGAAAAAGCATTTGTTTTTGTAAAAAACTTTTAATTTTATAAGATAATGTTTTTGGAGGAGAAGTAATAATCGTATTTTTATTATTTTTGCATATTTTTACACCGCAATATCCACAGTATCCTTCTGTACAATCACATTTTGTTGTATTTTTATCACACACAATAATTTTGGTCTGAGTTTTTCTAAACATAAACCACGAAAAAATAATAAAACCAGTTCCTGAAGCAATTCCAGAAACTAATAAAATATTAAAATCAGATATAAATGAATCCATTTTATAATAGATAAATATTTAGTTTTAAAATATATAATATTTTAAATACAAATGTAGCCAAAAACAAAAAATTAATTTGGTTAGATTAGATTTAAGTACAACTCTTTTTCAAATTTGCTAATAGTTTAGTCTAATATCTTGTTTATTTATTACCTTGTTCTATGCTGAGCGTCTTGTAATCGATTTAGGTCTATAATTTCTTCCTGACTAAATATCCTTTCTGGTATATTAGATATATGCCTAGATACAGAAGACAATTGATTTTCTTCTCCTGGAAAATTCCATTGACTTTTTTTTGTTTCTAAATTAACATAATATGGTCTGCCTATGTCAATTCTTCTACTAAAACGAACTTCCCAATTTTTTGGAAGTTTTCTGGTTTCTGGTGAATACGAATTAGGTGAGAATCTTACTGATGAACTTGTGTACATTTTTATTTATTAAAAGATAATAAATAAAATTATAATATCAAAACTTTTATTAGTCAATTATTTATATATTACTTGATGAGCGTCTTGTATTAGATTTAGGTCGATAATTTCTACCTTTTTAAGATCCGAGTTATTAGATTTTGAAATCATATTTGGCAGAGTCATATTTATTTAGAGTTTACATAGAAATATTCTTAAAACAATTTTTTTTTAATAATCACTTATGAAAAAAATTAAACTAATATTTCTAATATATAAATGGAAAGAGACGAAATATGCTGGTATGAAATGGTTAGTGATACGCATAAAAAAACGTACAATGTAAATAGAGAAACGGGAGAATCACAGTGGGGATTACCAACAACGTTAAAAAAACTTCCTGACAAATGGGAAATGCATTTGAGCCTTAAAAAATCACCTGGTAATTATTATTACTCTCATAAAGAGACAAATCTTGTGCAATGGGAAGATCCAAGTCTTGTATATAAAGATGAAAAAATATCTATTCCTTCTGGTTGGCAAGAAAAAACAAGTAAGTGTGGTAATGTTTACTACATAAATAAAAAAGAAAAAAAATCTCAATGGAAAATACCTACAATTGTTAGTACAGCAGATTCCAAATCTTTTAGATTTATTATTCCTCCAGATGATGAAGTTAAAATTGTTGCATCCGTTGAAAAAGGAATACGTAAAAGTGTTGAAAAAAAGTTCAATCCACTATAGATTTAAACACTTGACTCAAGAGAAGAATTTATATAGAAAATAGTTTCTAACTTTATAAATAATTTTCGTTTAAAGAAATCTACTTATAAGATAAGGAATATTACTTCCATAGATTATGTTTTTGTCAACCCATTTTATTTAGAGCACATACTATTAAATAGTATGTGCTCTTGTGGCCAAATGGATAAGGCGCTCGACTTCTAATCGAGAGATTGCGGGTTCGAGTCCCGTCAAGAGTATTTTTAATTTCTCAATTTTTTGAAATTGAGATAATTTTATGAGTCTAAGTAACAAAAAATAAAAGTAACAAATTTTTAAATTTGAGTTAATGTGTTAAATTTAAAAAAATATGAAAAAAATGAAACAGCTACGTTGTCTTTTTTTTCCAAGTGGAAATGTTCATCCAAAATACATTCAATATGTTGGTTGGTCTTTTGTTTCAAATGTTTTAGTTTCAATGGAAAGTGCTATGGCAACTCACAGTATGCTACATGCAATTGGTTCTGATGTTGAAACTATTAGAACAGTAAATTATATAGGAAAAGATATTATAGGACAAATAGGCTGTTTAGCATACATTTCTAAAAGTGGAAAAAAAGCAGATAAAGAGCCTCGGCAATTTTTGGGTTATTCTAATATTTTACAACAACTTTCTTATGTATCAATATGTGCTACACCTATGTTACCAGAATACTTTTTACCAGTAGCAGGCGTTTCTAATATTTTAAGTAATATATCTTTTATTGGGTTTGGAGCTATTAATGCAAAGTGTATTCAAAAATTGGCTACAGATGAGAATATTGGAGAAATATATGCAAAAGTATCTGTTTTTAATACAATAGGAAGTAGTGTTGGTCTTTTTATTGGGTTAGGAATTATTACTGCTGTTCCGGATCATTATTCACGAATGTGTTTTATTCCAGTTATAGCATATTGTCGTATATTATCCTTCAACCGTGCTGTAAATGGACTTATTGAGTAAAAACATCATTTTTATTTAAAATTAAAATGCCATTCGAATCATCTCAATTATTTTATTTTGAATGCCAAGTTTGCGGAACAAAGTATTCAAGTATATCAACAGATCCACCATTGTGTTGTTATTCTAAGGGTGATCCAATAGAATAAAGGCACCTAAATAATTGACAAAATGCGTAACATCTTGAGTTCAAAAATATTACACTTATTGAAATAAAATATCCACAATAAAAATTTAATTTTATATATATAAAATTAAATTAATAAATGAATCAAACATGGCAAATAATTGAAATTTCTAATCAAAAAATTGTCTTAGTAAATTATATAACAATGGAACAAAAAATATGCTTTTTAACTTATGAAGATGAAAAAACACTATTGCCTAAAGGTTGGGAAAGATGGTTTAGTTCTACTTGCAGATCATTTTACTATAGATATTTTGATAGTAACGGTAATGAACAAGTTCAATGGGACAGTCCAAAAAAGACTAATTATATAAATCAATACAAATATTCTCCTATTGATGAAGTTAAAGTCGAAGTTAATTTAGATTCGCAAGAGAAGCAGAAATAGGACAAGTAAATTTTAGATATAGAGAAAGAACATAAAAACAACGATAACAAGATATCGCCTTACCTTGAATTATATCCAAATTCCATTAAAACAATTATACTCGGATGATCTGATTAGATCAGTACCGTATGCAAAAATATAAATCAAGAATAGCATACACACTTTTCAATTAAAAAATATTATAAGTATAATATTTTTAAGATTTTAAAATCAAGAAAACCGAAATAATGAGTCATGTACAAAGTTTGATTACAAGTTATTTATTTCAATACAAGGATTAAAGGGAACTTTTTTTCAAATTTTTAAGAGAACTAATAACATCAACAAGTAAACCATTATCTATATCATATTTATCTATAGCAGATTGAGAAAAAAAAGGCATAGGAAAATGTCTCATATCTAAACAAGTATTACTTTTAGAGTAATGAGGATCTCTTAGTGTAGAAGAAATCATTTTGAAATCCATAAACTTCAAAAAATCTCTATATAATCGAGAACGTTCATGGCTTGCATATATAATTATATTATGAGAGTCTCTAGGTTGATCATATTTTGTAGCTCCTTCATAAGGAAGTCTTTCAACATTATAGAATTTGAACATACGTGCAAACATATATACATCTGTAACATTTTGTAATATTACATAAAAACTTTTAAAAAGACGATATATTTGTTCTAAATAGTCACCATCTTGATCCTTTTCTATGTCAAGTTTTGTTCTATGTTCTGTTGGGTTTACAAAATGTATAAGCTTTTTCCAGTAATCTAATTGTGAATCTACAAAATTATTGATACGAATATCAACATATTTCCTTATTTTATCGGCAAAAATCTTATCAAGTCTTGATAACTCATGATCGACATAAATATTTTCATAAATTTGATCTCTCCAGTACTCTTTTATTTTTTCCGAATTTGATGTTTGTATAAAGTTATAAAGTTCTTCTTTCACAATTCCATACTTTTTATGAGGACCTTCTTTGAGATAAATATTAATAATATCTTTTCTTTCTGATTCTTTATCAGACTGATGATTACCAGTAGCACCGGTTGCACCAGTTGCGCCAGTCCTACCAGCGACGCCAGTAGCACCAGTAGTAATTATATCTGACACAGTAAAACTAAGCTTTGAATTATAATAAAATTCTAGTTCATTAGAGTCAAAATAATGAGTTCGTGTTAATTTGCAATCTGGATTATTTCTTTTTTCGTATGTAATACATTCTAAAAATTTTTTATTTATTTCAGTTAAATTAAAATCCCTTTCACCCTCAGTATTTTGTCCACTAATTCTTTCAAAGTAAAAGTCAAAAAAACAGTCAGTTGTCTTATAAAGTTCTAACATAAAATCTTCTATATTTATGTTTTTTGAACCCAAAGTAGAACCCGGAAATATATCACAATTTGTTTGATTTGTATGTTGTTCACCAAATATATATATCATTTTGTTGTATTTTTCACTCCAATGACACGAAAGATTTGCAGGACCGCCAATAAAATCAGGTTGTGGTTTTTT